TCCCACGCCTCTTGCTGTTCAGCGGAGTGCATCCAGCTTGCGCAAGCACTCCTGCCGCATATTTTGCAGCTCATTTCGCGCCCTCCTTTATGTTCGCGTCGATGGCGGCGCGGGATTCTGCGCGGTAAAAACTTCCATACGCGCAAATATTGATTATGAAATCTAGCCGCGCCCGCTCGGTGGCGAGTTCAGCGCGAAGCTGGTCGCGCTCGGCGGTGAGTGCGGTGAGTTCGGTTTCAAGCGCACGGGCAAATACCGAGTGAACAAACGCGCCCTCGGGGTCCGCGAGTAATTCTCGGGCCGTGGATTGTCCGTATTGGTTGGCGATTGCCCATCCGGCCTGCGCATCCGTCCGTGGTGTGGGCGTGCTCATTTCGCGCCCTCCCATTTGCCAATTGTTTTCAAGAAAGCTTCAGCACGTTGGGCGGCGGTGGCACTAGCAACATTGAATCTCCACGGAGGTGGGTTTTCGGCTAAGTTGTTTTTTTGATCAGCAAGATACAACTGCTCAACGAACTCTTCGGCCTGTTCATAAGTCAGCACCTTCTCCGCATCATGCATAGCGTTGAGGTCGTTGAGGTAGTCGGGTAGTAAAACCCGAACGGTCGTCTCAGATGGGGTGCCGCGATAGCGAGTCTCGTAGCCCATCGAACCCTCGCACCGCGTCCAGCCACACGCTTCCGCGATGGCGATTCGTTGTTTGTCCGTGTTCATTTACCCTCCTTCATGGCCGCGTCGATCGCCTCGCGTATGGTTTTATGGCCGCTAGTCGTATTACGACATACAAAAACGCATTCCTTTACGTTAGGGTAGTCGGCGGGAAGTTGTACCTTCCAGCCATAATGAGCCCCCTGTTGATCGAGCCAATTCAGCCGTGACCGCTCGGCGGCGAGATCGGATTCGGCGCGTTCGGCGCGGGCGTTGGCGCGGTCAATCCACGTTTCAAATTTATTGGCGTCGTTGGTGCCGCAGACTAGGGTTAGGGCCCGCAACTGGGCTTGCAGCTGGTCGCGCTCGGCGGCTATAGCCTGCGCTACATTGGCGTTATGCTCGCGCTCCGCGCTTGCGGCCTTTGCGATTTCCTGCCAACGGTCCCGCTCGGCGGTGAGGGCGGTGACGAGGCAGATGGGGCACGCGGTGCGCTGCTGGTCGTTGTGGTGCGTGCAGGTGTAGGCTCCGGTAAGTGTGGGTGTGTTCATTTCTGTAGTTGGGTTAATATGTATTTCTGGGCTACTGCTTCTAATGCGTTCCAAGGTCTGTCTGCATTGCTGGGATCTGTGGAGTTCTCACGAACCCATTCGCGCCAGCCCTTAGGTTCACTGCTGGTTTGAGCGGAGGGAGCAGGGAACGAGGTGGCCCCTGCTCCGTTAAACTGGATAGGCCGATCGGACACTTGCGCCTTGTTGAGCCAATTGAGGAAGCGCATCTGGCTTACGCCTACCTTGCGGACAGATGCCCAGGCTTGGGCTTTGCCTAGCTCCCGTTTGATGTCTATGCCGGCATAGGCTGGATTCTGCTCCAATTCCTCCAGCCATTCCGCGTCTACGGCCTTTACGCGAGTAGTCCTAATTTTGGGTGTATCCGTAGCCAAAAGCCCTTCGTGCGGGTAAGAGTCGTAAGCCTCCTGCATGGCCTCAAGCCATTCAGTTTTATTTAGCCGTCTGCCAATAGCCTTGGCCTCTCGGCAGCAGGCGTCAAAGGCGTGTTCTGAGAAATTCATGGTCGTAATAAAGATTCCTGACGTGTTCTGCGTAGTCCCAGCGTCCCTCCATTCGCTTCACCATTCCTGCGTATCCGCAGTTCCAGCGCAGGGCGAGGAGCCACACTGAGGGTTTAATGCCGTCCTGATGCATCCTCTGGATGGCCCGCAATAGGGCTTTCCGTGCGATTTGACGGGCTTTGTCGGGCTGGCTGGCCCAAGTGTAGGGGTCAGTGGAGAAATCGCTCCATGTCGCCCGAGTAAATTGGAGGGCACCCCCAGCGTTGCTCCAAGGGGCACCCTCCTTGTGTTCGATGCAGGCTATCAGCCTCTCTAGGTCAATCGTCCCTGTGGTCGGAATCTCCGAAGCGGAAAACACCGATAAGGATCCCGATAAGAAGCCAAATAAGGCACGCAAGTAACCAGACATAGGTGTTCATGGCTGATGAGCATCCCTCCAGCGGACGATGACGCGGGCGTGGGCTGCTGGATTAGTGGCTTTCTCGTAGGATCCCACGAGGTCGTTGCGTCGGGCGTAAGCTCGGCACACCGCCCCAATGGCGTTCACATGGTTAGGTGGTGGCCCGATATGACTGACAACTTCCTCTGCGGTGAAGGATCCCTGCGTCCTCAAAAACCGCCCTGCCTTCTCCTCAAACGCCTCCACCCAACTATCGGGAGTATGCTCAAGGATGTGAGCCAAGCACTGGTCCCTGAGCCATTCGCCTAATTCTATTTGGTGTCCGGTTTGCATTAGAATGGGACGCTTTCACTGTCACCTTCTGCGGCAAGATCCTGTGTTTCCATTAGCTTGCCAATGGTTTTAGCCGCTGGACTCTCAGCCGACTCTCCACCACGAAACGCTAGGTACTCGTCGGCCTGTGAGCAGATTTTCTGCACCCACGCTGGCAGCTCGGACGGCCAATTGACATCCGTGTTGCCCGTCTTCTTGGCCAGATCAATGGATTCCAGCAGGTTGAAGTACAGCGGTGTGTTCTCTGGTCGGACTGACGCCATTTGCCGCGGCAGAGCGGAGATACCGCTGATGTCAGCGTACACCGCTCCAGCACGATCTGAATGAAGGACGGAGATGAGGCAATTGGAACCGATCACCTTGGAGACATCAAAGCCGTTAAGCTCCTCTTGCGTGAAAGGTTTCCCTCTCCACGACTGGAGGTCTTTGCGAAGGCTGCTCTTCTCGTTTAACGATAGTGTGTATCGCTTGCTGATGCCCCGTGGAAGATCCTGATCCTTGATCGTGATGCGCTCTGAAGGAATCTCAAAGCAGACGACAATCTTTTGACGAGGTGTGAACTTCTCGGAAGGCTGGGTGCCCACGGCGATGATGCCGTAGCAGACTGCGTGATGGGTTCCAGCGGGTACTGGGTCGGACTTGGTTTTATTGGAGACGTTGATAGGCATGACTGTTTTGTTTTATTGGTTTACTGACGTGTTACTGGTTGCTGACAAAGAGGGCGGGCGGTACCCTTTAAGGTACTGCCAGAGTTCGATCATATTACGGAATGCGTGCCAAGCTGCGTGCAGCTGGCTATGATCGTAATGCACCACGTCCACCCGTCCTGGTTCTGTGGTTGAGATGTACACGTTGGCCCCACAGGTGGGGACGGACAGGAACTTGGCTACACCGTAGGCTGCGATTTGCATGGGTTCCGTGTCCCACGGCTCGCACTTCACACCAACCTTGGTCTTGCGGCTCTTGAAGTCTAGGATGCCTTGCTTGCCGTCACGGACCATAACTGCGTCGGTGGTGCCAGCGTAGCCGTTGACTGCGTTAACCAACCGCAGTTCGTGCTGCATCAGCCTGATGCCAGCAACGTCCAGCGCGGCCACGACAGGCCGAACGTAGGCGTCCATACCCTCGGGGACAGGAAAGCCCTGAAAATGGGCTTCTAGGGCACCGTGGATAGCCGTCCCGAGATCGGCTGCATCCCCGACTTGCTCAAACGCTCCTTCGATGGTCCTGCGGGCGTAGGTTCCAGCCTCTTCGCCGTCTTGTGGTGGGTTGCTGTAGGCCCGTTCAGCGACCTGTTGCAACTTCCAGTCATCCAGTTGTGGCTTCGCCATAACTGACATGATGGTTGTAACGCTGGGGTACAGCCCGAGCTTCCGAGCGTCTGCCAGCGTAGTGGCCCGCATTCCACCGCCTTTGGCTTTGGGAACTTCGAAGCAGGCGTTACCGTCTTTGTCGTACCAGTGAAAACTAGTTTTCATTTAGCGTCCTCCTTGCGCTCCCGTGCGGCAAGCATGGCGTCGGCGTAAATGTAAGCGGCGCAAGAAAGTCTTTGGGTTAGCTCGTTTTCGATTTCCGACATGGAAATCCCCGAGCCCTCCAGCTTTTTGTAAACCTCCACGCTTCGAGACGTTATCCCCGCCAACGCCTGCCCCGCGAACCAGTCGCGGAGCTTCATTCCGTGCTGTGTCCTTCCGTCTGGACCGTTCATGGGTGCCGGAAACGCCGGCCCTCCGTCGTTGATTAACTGTTTTGTGTCGTTCATTTTAATCTGTTTTTACTGGTTGTGAGAGGCGGAATGCCTCTCGATGGGACTGATAAGATACATTTTAACGTAGCTTGCAACTCTTTTTCTCATTATTGTTAAAATAAATCTTGCCCCCCTGTTAATTCGTTACTTTCTTCTTCCTTGTCACCGGAGTTGCAGCCGAGACGAGCAATCAATTTTAGTAGTCAGTTTGAACGCCCGCCGAGACTGCAACCTCTGCGGGCGTTTTTATGCCTCCTAAAATCCACGTCCCACGCATTGCCGAAATTACTGGCAAACCCGCTGCTGAGCAGAGCCGTGCGGAGCGTGACTGGCAGCGAGCACGCAAGATTGCGCGGAACTCCAACTCAAAGCACGCCTTCGGATCAGCCGAGGGCAAGGCTGAATGGCTCAGGAGAATTCAACGCACACGAAGCTTCTGATCCTATTGCAGCGCGTGCCACCCGCGCTCAAACGCTCCCCAGTGCGATGTGATGCAAATTGCCCTCTGGTCCTCTGGACTGCGGGAAGACCCGTCCAGCGAATACTAAGCTCGACGGACCAGCGCGGGACTTGACGAATTGACAGACCCATCCCGCTTAATAAGGTGCGGAGCAATCCGCTGTGATGACCTCTACGAAACTGCGGGCAATGGCCAACTGGCGCAGATGAGGTGAAAGGACCGCAAACCGAACGCAGCTATACGGCGTTGGCTTAACCGGATCTCACTCCTAGCGTGGGTGAGCTATGTCCCGCTCCCGACGAGCTACCAGCGGTAGCCAACCAAACGTAACCTATCCAATGAAAATCAACCAATGGAATAAAGCGGACTGGATCCTGCCGCACAGTGCTCACCTGCCAGTGGAAGTGGAATTGGAGGACGGAAAGACGGAAGTTAGGGACACGTTAACAGGCGACTGGAGGCAGGTGGTACGATGGAGGATGATTGACAAGCGGGAACACAAGGCTCAGAAGAAGCTCAAATGATCACGCACCGTGGAGAGAAGTTTTCTGGGTACGGAAAGGTGAAGCGCACACCTGGCGGACGTAAGAAGTCCGCAGTGCTCGTCAAGAAAGGCGGGAAGACGAAAATCGTCCGTTTTGGGGATCCCAAGATGTCCATCAAGAAGGATCAGCCTGCCAGAAAGGCTAGCTACTGTGCTCGGTCAGGTGGAATAACCGGCAAGGATAACATCTTTAGCCCGAATTACTGGAGCCGCAAGGCCTGGAATTGCTAGGGCAGAAACGAAAAAGGGAATCTGCCAGCCAAATTGCTGGTCAAATTCCCTGGTTGAATCCTTGGGTCAAATTACTGGGTTGAATTTGGTTTTAAAAACGCTGGCTTGAATCCAATAGCTTCATGCCGCTCCTTTAACTTGGCCCAAGCGTAGATCAGGGCTGACAGGTCACGGGCTGACACTAAGCATTTGCCTTTGGGTGTGCTCCATGCGGCTCGTTCGAGCCGCTGGAGGGATTGGTTGGTCATGGCGTGGCGTGGTGGTGGCCGTAGCTATGGCCACACTCAACGCAGATGGGTTTCATTGTATGTTGGGTTCTGTGAGTAGTAACAGGCAGGCGTGTAGCAACGGACAAGGCGGATGGCCTCCAAAGCGTGGTAGCGCATCATCGACTTAATGGGGATTTCTGCGTCAGCCTTGCCTCCCGTGATCTTAAGGAAGTTAAGGCAACGACGATAGGCCAACGCCTGATTCACGGCTGACCAACTGTAATTGCACTCCACGATCTGCGTGCGAGTGATGCGGGGTGGTTTATTCATGGTAGTTGACGGACTGGCGATTATGGCTGCGAGCCTCAGTGTCGAGTTCGGCCATGTGGTCGATATCTGCCTCGGTCAAACGGCGTGAATCATAGATTTCGGCAAGTTCCGCCGACAGTGAGGCAAAGCGATGGTGCTGCAATCGGCGGATATCGTCGCGGGCCTGTGCGGCCTCGCGCTCGGAATGGGTGCGGGTGTGACTTTTCATGGTGGGTTTGTGGGTTGAATTAACTGGTGGAATTTTCGGTGAGAATGGCTGGCAAATCGATGCCGTAGATTTCCAAAAGCTCATCGAAAGCCTGATGGTTGTATTCCCGCCAGATCGGATCCCCATTCGTGGCGAACACCAATGCACCGCAAATCTCATAGAGGTGCAGAGTCCAATCCGCGCTGTCTCGGTGCTGCGGGTGCTGAAAGGAACCGAGATAGTCGGCATGGTGGCAATGCGCGTGCCGATATTCGGTTTGGATTGCGAGGGATTTAACGCTGTCGATGGATATTTTCATGGGCTGTTTTACGGGTTGGGTTGCTGACGAGAAATGGAGGTTGTGAGAGGGAGGACGATAACACAAGACAAAATGTTGCATGACCATAATCCATTAGCTGGTCTACTGGGTCAAATTAGCCGGTCAAATGCTGGGTCAAATTCGTTGGTCGAAATCGTTGGTCGAAATCTTTGGTCAAATTCACGGGTCAAATCTGTCCGTCAATTTGCTGGGTCAAATTTGCTAATCAAATTCTCTGGTCGAATTCACGGGTCGAATCTGTCCGTCGAATTGTTGGGTCAAATTTATGGGTCAAATTTAGCTCGATGCGGCTCCAGGTGCACGGGCCAAGCACGGGCCAAGCACGGGCCAAGCACGGGCCAAGCACGGGCCAAGCACGGGCCAAGCACGGGCCAAGCACGGGCCAAGCACGGGCCAAGCACGGGCCAAGCACGGACCAGCACGGGAAAAGAAAAAGGGCCGCAAGTGCGGCCCTTTGTTTGTTTAGACTGAAATCAGCTCAATGAGTTTTATACGTTACATTGAAGGTTTCCTTGTTCCAACACGCACGGCAATTGCCGCAAACGTTGCCTTGTCGCGACGACGGACAGGAAAACGCGCTAGCGCATGCTCCGGACACTTGCACACCGCACCGTTTCGCGAGCGTCTCAGGGGCCGCACCGTCCACCATTAGAGCGGAAAACCGCACCGTCAGATTCTCGGGGATCACACCACCTTTGTCCAAGTACTCGCCTACCATCGCGTACTCGCGAGTTGGCAACCAATGGCGCACGTTAGGTGTTAGGCGGGCGATTTCGCAAATCTTCCCGAAATGCGCCACACTCTGCAGATCACCAGAATCATGCCAGCGGAAATATCCGCTCTTTTCTACGGCATTAATTGCGGCCACCATGTCGGCCACCCATGTTTTCCCTCGTATCGTCTTGTATCGCCGTTCTAAGGCATTCTGCACGGGTGCGAACGAGTAACGCCCCTTAAGCGCATAGCAAATGGCGCAAATGGAATTGGCCACCTTTCGCATCTTCCGCCCCGTCTTGCAACGGCTGGCAGGAATTGAATAGCCATGACAAGGCATTTTTGAAGGAGCGGAAAATCCGCCCACAGCGTCAAGCAACTGAGTTTGTGCGATCATTTGCTCCCCTCCTTCGACACCGTTGCAATCAAGCTTGCGGCCTGCCCTAACGCACGCGCCTGAACGTCTAACCACGTTTCCCGCGCATTCGGCGCACGCTGCCCTTCCCGTGTCTTCGCGTACTCACTCGGAGCGCAAAGCCGTTCGGCTATGTCCCCATCATAAATAAGCGCACATCCGCCATAAGAGCACTCACGCCAATTATCCGCTCCGTTCAATAGCTCCTTTCCTAGATCGGCAACGGAGGACAATTCGCCCTCCGCTCCTTCAATCATTTCAACGGCGTAGGCTTTTACTCCCCGCCGCCAAGCGGAGCGGGCAGGCGTTGCGGTTATAAGTGCGACTAGTTCGGTATTTGTTTTCATTCTGGTTGTGTTTGTTTGTACTGGTTTGGTTACTGATTCGCTCCCCCATTAGAGGAAGCACGAAAGGAAAAGAGCGGCAGCTAGGCAAAGGAGGAAAAGGCTTCCCCCGAGAATGTCGGTGCGGTCTTCAGGTGTGAGGTTCATGCGGAGCAAAGGGCGGACACAATGGCAGATTGCGCCACGTCTCGGGGCGCGAGGGTGAACAGCGAATAACCGTCAAGGTGCGACCGGTAACCGGCCGCACGCAACGCCGTGACAACGCGACAACGCGCCATTTCAGGCAAATCAACAGGGAACAAAATCTTGATAGTTCTCATAGGATAACGGATTTTCTTTACGGGTTGCGCCAAGGCAAACGCGCCCCAGCTCCCCACACCGTACCACTCCTCTCCCTTACTTCAAGTAATTTCTTTGCACGTTTCCCCATGCCAGGATGCTAGTAGTTCACCTAATACCCCCATTATGCTTGCTAATGGCCAACCCATTCGCAATTTGCGCCTCATGGCCCTTTCCTCCTCCGTCTCCTCCTCCTCTGTTGTAGCCGTTTCCTCGCGTACCGTTCGCAAACGTCGTCTTGGCCGGCCTAGCCGCAAGCGCGTAGCGGGCAGGGAAAGTTGGCTATCTACGCTAGTCCGGAGCGGTCGGGCTCGTGAAGCTCACGCTTATGCGGAGCAGTATCACTTAGCCGGATACCTGCAGGCTCTGCTCGCTAGTAACCCTTCGCCTGATACATGTAGTGACGGCACCAATACTGGTGACACGGCCCTGCCAACAGGGGGGGAGGGGGTCACGGACGGCGGCGGGGATAATTATAACTATAAATCCACCCAAGAGGTACGAATTTTGCAGTCAGGAGGAAAGCTGACGCTAGACGTAGCGGCTATTAGGGAAGTGGCAGGAGCTATAGCCTTGGCAGAAGAGGCAGGCTTGGTAGGCGGGGAAGCTATCAGTGGTGGTAGTTGTGCGGCACAAGAGACGGCACAAGAGCTTCACTCCCCTGACGGGGAGTCGGAGGGGAATGGGCAGTTTGGTCAAGCAGATATAGGGGCGGAAAAAGCTACTTATGCTAGTAGTTGGGGGGAGTCGAGATGGGTAGAAGAAGGAGAAGGGTTAGTGGGGAAGGTGTGCCGTAACAAGCAATACAATGAGCTGAGATTGCCTGGGAAAGAGGGTGGGGGCGAGCTGTGGACTAAGGTGGCTAACTGGGACTGGAGGAATGGGCTGGTGAGGGGAGAGCGGGTGTGGGTGAAGCGGACTTGGCTCAGTGCAGATGATACGGATTCGGAGTATGTGGTGGTGAGGCGGATGGATGTGAATGAAGGTGTGGAGGCGGAACCTATGGTAGAGGCTGTGCCTGAGCCTGTGGCTGTGGCAGAGCCTGTAGCCGCGGCGGCGACAGACGCCACGGACACCAGCCATGTGCTGCCTCAGTTCCTGAAGCAGGATACCGTGTTTCCTAGGAAGCCTGAGTCAGCCGATGAGTACATTGCCCGCATCAGGGAGCAGGCTTCGCAATGGGCTAATGGCCTTGCTCCGTAAGCTCTATGGCTAAAGGAGTCAAAGTCGATGGGAAGCATGGCAAGGCGACTTACAGCCCGCAGAGGTTAATCAATTCTGTGGCGATAGCTACGCTGGACGGGAGAGGATTGGGCTTGAAGAAGCATCCCTCTCTGGGTGATGTAACGGTTGATGATCGCAGGGTTTTGCAACGTATTGTAGGAATTACCGTGGAAGAATTTAATCAAAGACTTATAGGCAAGCTGGATACCTTGGCGGATAAGATTGTGGACCGGATGCTGGAGACAGTAGACGACACACCCTTGCAGACGCTGGGGTTTAACCTAGCGGTAGCCATTGACAAACGGCAACGCATTGCAGGGCTGAACGCCACGCAGGGGGCCAACGTGAACATCCAAGTGAACAACTACGGCTCTCTGAGCAAAGAGGAGATTGTCGCCCGCTTGAGTGGCAAGACGGGCGTGCCTACGATTCAGTCAGCCCCCGTGGACATTGGTAACTGCAATGACATCGATGCTAAGATCAGCAAGAAGACAGGGGCCGTTAAGGACTAGACAGCGGGCTTGCCCGTCTTGATGGCTTTGCGGAGCTTCTTTACTTCTTCCTGTAGCTTCAGATGGTCTTCTGCAAGTTTGTTGTAGGTATCCAGCAGGCCAAAGAACGCCTCTGCTTGACGGCCAGCGTGCCACCGTTGTTCAGGAGTAATTACTTTGTAGTCAGCATTCATGGTCAGTTGCGGTTGTTGTTATTCTTTTCCTTAGCCTTCTGGTTCTGTTCCATCAGTTGAGTTTTGATTACTGCCAATTCCTCTTTGCGCCAAGGCTCTGACAGCATTTCCATGAGCTTGGGCGTTTCAATGGGCAGCGTTACTCTGGACTCGTGGCCCAGTACCATCAGGGTATCCATCCAGATGTCGTAGCCTGACTCCCGCGCCAGCTTGCAGAACCCATAGTCCTCCGACAGGTAGGCATTGGGTTCGTCGTAGCGCACGGACAACTCACGCTCAATCCGCATCCGCAACTTATCGTCATTCTTGCACTCAGTCAGGGCATTTTTGATCTGCTGAATGCGGTAGCTAGGAATGTTGCGTCCTTGCAGTTCCATTGGGAACAACTCAGGAATGGAGCGTGGCGCACGATTAGGATCAAATAGCATGGCCACCCGATCTGGATTGTCGTAGGCAATAGCTTTAAATACGCCTACCTTGATTTTAGAAAAGCCGATGCTTGCGCGTTCTACTTTCTGCAATCCTTCCTCATTGACCACCTCATTAGGTAACGGCGTAACGTGCCAATGCGTATCCAACGACCGAGAGGCGTAGACCGACGTGACAATATCTTTGTCATGCCCGATCAGCCGCATTAACGCACTGTCAGTAACATCAACCCCGTTGCGTTGGGCCAAGACATCCTTGTCCCAAAAGATGACTTCATCAAAGTTGTTCTCGATAGCATAGGCTGCAATTTCGTTGCGAGCAATCTGCACCGCAGGACCATCCAGCAAGATCCAGTCTAGTTTGACATCAGGAATCTTGGCGGACGCCATAACTAGGCTGGTCCGAAAATAGGATTTAGGAATGTCTCCCTTGAGAGGAGTTCCGATTAGGATTCGTTTAGTAGCCATGCAATAAACCTGCAATGATTACTCAGGCTTTGAAGCTAAAAATTCACAACATCTGTCGTTATTAGCGTTTCTAATACCTGATGTGTTGATAAAAATAATCATTGGCTATTGCAGGAAACGCCTCTCACCCTGCCCAATGATTACTCGTACAAAAATTAACGAATGGTTAGTCGAACCGGACATTGAAGGCGCAAGGGAATACGCTCGTCTGTCAGTCAATGCAGAACCTGAAGGCATCAACATTGACGGCCAAGGTATCATTACTTGGAAGCAGTTGAAGATAAGTCGTTTGGCTTATGCAACGTTGATTAAACCTTTCAAAAAGAAGAAGTAATCTTATGGCACTTGGCGATGTTCATTACTGTGATGATTTTAAACCTGACTTTGGAATCCCGTGGGTTTCTAATCCACCCGATTCGGTTTTGATGAGTTGGCCTAAAGAGAAACTGGCCGAGTACTTGACGTTCCGTGAACAACGCAATCACGACGCTTTGATGAATCCGGTAGGTGCAGGTTGGATTCTCCCGTCATGGCAGACCATGATGAAGAACTGGGACAAATACACCAACCACGTCATCCTAGGTGGCAACCGTAGTTCAAAATCAATGATTGCCTCCCGTCTGTGCGTCTGGGCGGCAGGTACAATCCCTGGTGCAGAGGTTCGGGCCTACCACGTCAACGAGGACCGATCCATCGAAGATCAGCAACGCATGATCTGGGATGCTCTGCCCGATGGCATCCGCAACTTACCGACCAAGAAAGGACTCAACCACAGCGTCCAGTACTCGCAGAAGAACGGCTTTACTGACAATATCTGCATCCTCCCACCCGTTAATGGATTTCGCCGCGGGGGCAGCATCAAGTTTAGCAACTACCGAAGCTACCAAGCTGATGCCCAAGTAGCTGAAGGTTTTAAGGCGCATCTGATTTGGTGCGACGAGGAATGCCCGCAGAAGATGTTTGAGACGTTGCAATACCGCACTACCGACTACCACGGGCGCATTCTCCTGACGTTTACCACCCTCACGGGCTGGACACCCTTGGTGCAGGACATCCTTGGCAAGACTCGCACGTTAGAGAAACGTTTTGCTCCGCTGGTAGGTCGCGAGCTTCCCGTGGTTCAAGAATCGTTGTCACGCCCTGGAACCATCATCTATTACTTTTGGACAGAAGATAATAGTTTCATCGATACCTCAGATTTTAGAAACAAACTGCTAGGTCGCTCCAAAGATGAAGTGTTTGCCCGTGCCTATGGCGTGCCGACCAAGAGCATGACCAGCGTGTTCCCTGGCTTTAACAAAGAGGTCAACGTCATCCCCCACGAAAAACTGCCGTGGACTAACAACGTGGATTACAATGTCACCCGTTACATGGTGCTGGATCCCGCTGGCTCCAAGAATTGGTTTATGATCTGGGCAGCAATTGATGCCGCAGGGACGTGGTGGGTTTACCGCGAGTGGCCTGACTACGACGACTGGGCATTGCCTGGAACTGGACCCGAGGGCAAAGCAGGCCCAGCCCAGAAAGGTTCCAAAAGAGGCATCAACGATTATGTCGAATTGATGAAACATTGCGAGGAAGGGGAAACTATCTTCGAGCGGTTTATCGACCCACGCCTAGGTGCTGCCGAGAAACAATCCGCCGATGGAGCTACCACAATCATCAGCGAGCTTGACGATGCCGGTATGATTTTTCTGCCCGCCCCTGGCGTAGAAATTGAGAACGGCATCCAGCTTATCAATGGCTTGTTTTCCTACGACGAAAGCAAGCCCATCTCATCACTCAACGCGCCAAAGATTTACATCAGCGAACGCTGCCAGAATCTCATCTACTCCTTGCAGGAATATACAGCCAAGGGTGGTAAAGATGAAGCCAGCAAGGATCCTATTGACTGCCTACGGTATCTGCTGGTTTCTCAATGCTCCTTCGTCGATCCGCACGCCAATAAGCAGATTGATGATAGGACTTGGAGTTATTGATTGCTTGATTTATTAAAAATCTACAATAGTCGTGACATAAGCCTATGAGTTCTATTGACGGCAATGCCAAATCTATGACTTCAGACCCTGGCCTTCAGTTGGCCCCGTCTGAAAACGAAGGTCCAAACTTCAACCTGCTGAAGAAAGCCTTTGAAGATTGCGTGCGCGACAATCAGCCATTCATCGATCAATGCCGCCTGAACTACGAGACACGTTACGCTATTTGGAACGGTCAGTCTGCCGATGGTAAAAAGCATTCCCGCGAAGGTAGCAAAGTAAGTCCTACCCCGTGGGATGGTGCTAGCGATTTGCGCTGCTTCCTCGTTGATAATATCATCAACAAGAAGGTTGCGATGAAGGGAATGGCGTTCAAACGCTCCAACCTCACCGCTGTGCCCGTAGGCTCTGAGGACGGTTCCCGCAGTCAGCTTGTCAGCAACTTTATGCGTTGGATGATCCAGACGCAGATCCCTGAAATTGAGCGCGAGATTGAGATGTGCGCTAACTTCATGGACGAAAAAGGTATTGCCGTCATGGGTCAGTTCTGGGAGAAGCGCAAAGAGAAGGTTATGGTCAGCGTCCGCTTGCAGGATTTGCAAGAGCAGTTCCCCGCCATCGACATTATGGCCCTCTTGGAAGACAAGAGCGCAGCCGACGACCTGAAGGAAATCTTTGTCAAGCAGTACGACTGTTCCAAAGGCAAAGCGGGCAAGATGCTCAAAGAATTGCGCGACACAGGTGAAACCACCGTGCCAATGGACGGTCCTGAGCGGTCCTACCCCATCATCCGCGCTTTCAATCTGGATGAGCACGTCTTTATCCCATCCTTTTCTACCGACCTTGAGCACACGCCAGGGATTTACCGCGTGGAGTATTTTACCGCGGAGCAATTGCGTGCCTTGGTACAGACCGATGGCTGGGACGAGAATTGGGTAGAAGCTGCCATTCAGAAGGTACGCGGACAACTGATTACGATCAGCCCCAGCGAGTACCTTCAACCTATCAGTCGTTCCCTCGTTTACACGCAACAGCGGTTCACTGACCGCATTGGCGTTGTTTACGCCTACCAACGCTTGTCAGACGAAGATGGAACGCCAGGGATTTACTGCACCATCTTTAACCCGATGCTGCCTGCCGATCAGAACCATGACGGCTACGCCAAAACAGGTCTGCTCGGTTACGCCCACGGCGAGTATCCGTTTGTTCTGTATCGTCGCGAGTATCTGAGCCGCAAATTGCACGATTCACGCGGCGTACCAGAACCAGGCAAGCCTTGGCAGGACCAAATCAAGGCGCACAAAGATAGTCGCATCGACGCGGCCTCTCTAGGCATCCTTCCGCCCATTTGCTACCCACAAGGACGCCCACCAGGACGTTGGGGGCCAGGAGCCATGATTTCGGAGCGCAGGCCCAACGAATACCATTACGCAGATCGTCCTATCCCTGACATGAACACCAACACGTCCGAGACGTTGTTGGAAGCTTCTTTTAAGGAATACAATGGATTTGCCTCCCGCGAGGGCGACCCCGCCATTGATCCCATCTACAATCAGTTTGAGGTGGATAAATTCCTAAGTTGTCTGTCCCGCACGTTCCGTCAGGTCTGGAAGCTCTACAAGCAATACGGACAAGATGAAGTCATGTTCCGCGTAATGGGCGTTAAGGACACCAACTTACAACTGTTCAACAAGGGCGACATCAACGAAGAGTTTGATTTTTACCTGTCGTGGGATGTGCAATCCACCGACTTTAAACGGATGAGCGAGAAATGGACTGCCATTATTCAGGCCGCGCAGTCCCTTGACCGTGATGGAATCATTGATTATTCCGCCCTCTGCACCGCATTCATTTCCACCATTGATCCTAACATTGCCGAGCGGATTATTCGCCCTGCTCAACAGGCTCAACAACAGCTGGTGGAGGACGAACAGCAGGATCTTACGCAGATCTTTGCCGGCATCCCCAAAAACATCAAGCCTGGCACACCTCCGCAATTCGGTCTGCAAGTCATGGAGCAGTATTTGCAGC